CAACTACCAATGGAACATAATTGCGGTGTTGAAAGGCAGATACACCATATTATTCCTCAATCGGTTGGCAGGCGTGAAAAAATAAATGTAGACTATCCTGAAAATGCGGTGCTTGTATGTCAAGAGGCACATAGGTTGATACATGATGATGAGAGGTATCATAATATAATGCTATCAGAGATAGCAAAAAGGAATACAAGGCGGTTTGCAAGAAAAGGGATAATCTATCCTAGAAAATGAAAGTTGACGACTATAAAGGTAAAAACTATATTATAGGTTAAAAAATACCGGCTCTAATTCGGGCAAGAAGGCACGTTAAAAAAAACTATAGTACCTATCATCCTTTAAGGATTATTATAAAATTCTCTAAAGTAGTAGAGATCTTCTTTTAATTGATTCCACATCATAAGGGCTTTAGTTTCTTGATATTTTATATGGTTTTTTTTATATTTCTTTTATAATATATTCTATTATGTTTGTATATTCTTCAATTGTATCGTCAATTTTATCTAATAACTTTATTTTTAAGCTACTTGGTTTGTATTCAATAACTGTTGATCTTAATTTTATAAGACCGTCCATAAATAAATATATTGTTTCTATTTTTTCTTTTGTTTTCATTTTATTTCAATTCTATTTGGTATATCTTCTTTTAAGTTGACAACTTTTAATTTATGATTTCTAAAATAACAACGGTACGGATTATATACGCATTGAAAATCCGCTAACGGTCTTGCATTTGTTTTAATCAATAATAATAAATAATGAGTAAATAAAAATAAAAAGCAAACAATTACGATATTGCCAATCAATACCGCCATTATAAATATAAGGTTATTTTTCATATTTCCCCCTCATGCCACCATTGACACAACGCATACCCACTTATAATTCCTAGAATAAACGCCCCAATTGCTAGTAATATTATAAATATGTTCATAATTTTAATTTAATTTATAATTACAAGAATCATTTGTACAAATATATCCTTGTGTAATTTTTACTGTATTATTTTCTGTTGGTATATCTTCAATCCATTTTTTCATTATATTATTACATTTTGGACAATATATTTTTCCTTTCTTTTTTCTTTTTACCGTTTTTATTTCTATATTTTGGTTAGTTTTATCTTTATCAAGTTCTTCTAAGTCTTTTTCTTCTTCATCTAAAAATGATATATTAAAATCTGAATATCCTTCCCAATAAGGATCACTTTTTATTACATTTGTTATTGATACAAGTTGATCGTTGTGTGTCAATACTTTATTCCGGTAAGTTTGTACTTTACTTGGTATTATTATCTCTCCTTTTATAAATAATGCTCCACGTTTTGTTATACACCATGATAGATGATCCCATACACCATCAATTTTATATTTTGCAATAAGAGCATGAAAGCGTAGTTTTTGAAAGTTTCCATATTCCGAATGGTCAAGTTTAAGTTCTTTTTTATATATAATGTTTTGTTGTTTTTCTGATATTTTTTCATAAACCTTCACAAGTGTTTTAACCAATCCAGGTGTTAGCTTATGCCAATATTTTTTTGTTTTCGCCCCACAATGTTCGCATATTTCAATCATAGTTAAGCTTCATAATTATCAGCAAAGCTACTTTCAGGCTTTGTTTTTAATGCTTTTTCTATAAGTTCGCTTGCTTCTTTAATTGATAATTTTTCAAAATTTAATTCTTCTATTCTTCCTTGTGCTAAAAATATCTTTAATAAATTTACTTGTTTTTGTGTTGCAAATTTTATATCTATTGATCCAAAGTCTTGTAGACTTGTTTCTGTTTGTATTTTTTGATTGTTTGACGGTACGCTTATTGCCGGCTCTAAATTCGCATCCAGTTGTTCTTCTCTATATTTTGGCTTTGATATTTGTGTTGGTTTAATTTCTTCTATCATTTCTTCTGCCGGAGTTGGTTTATATCCGGCTAGTACTACTACCCATGAAAACATTTGTCTTAGTGCTTTTGATCCTGCTCTTGTTTGCGCCATGCTTGATAGTTGAAATAATGGCTTATTTATCCAGTTTTTTTCATCATTAAGACACAAGGCAGTAGCACCTCCTATTATTGTTCCAGTTTTTTTATCTAAAATTGAAGCTTTTGCTTGAAATCCTTCTACTTCATTGTACTTTACTGCTTCCGGTATTTCTGAAGTTGATACTGAACAACCATAAAATTGAGCGATAGTTTGCCATGCTTCAAATTGTAGATAGCTATGCCCCCCTATTTGTATTGCCCATCCGTTTTGTGTTACAACATCTTTAAGTGCTTTTGCCACTCTTTTTCCATCTTGGAGAGTTTTTATTGGAGAGGCAGAGAGCGATACTCCTTCTCCATTTTTTGTTTTTGAGATTCTATTTTGTTGTTCCATAAGTTTATATAAGTTTGTTTTTTCTAAACTTTTCTAATGTATAACTGATTGACGCTTTTGACTTATAACCGGATATACGCATAAGTGTAGTATAAGACGGTAAGCGCATATGTTTTGGATTTTTAATATATTTTAGCATGATTTTCTCACGCTTATTTAGTTGTAATTTAGTAACCATATAAACAATAGTACGCTATACATTTGTTCATGTCAAGTGGTATTTTAGCTTCAATCTTTACCATAAAAATAACTAGGCTCTATAAAAGCCCGCCATTTTTTTTATTATTTTCTATCCCTCCACCGCTCCCTCCCTCCCTTTTAGCTTGCCTATTCGATACTTCGTATCGTTTTTTATAAAAACGACTTGAAGTATTTATCGAATGAGGTATCTTAATTGTTGCTATTTTGGTCGGTTGGTCGCTTAGTGTGCAGTATTGTTAGCTTGTATCCCTACAAGATGGGTTGTCTGCTCCCCAAAAACCGAAAAATAAAGAACCAATACTCCGCTTTGCTAGGAGAGCCGGAATTCCACCGGAGCTTTGTATACAACAATATAATAAAGGAAATATAAGTTGTCAAGCGGAACCGCTAGGAATTGAACCATAGAGCTAAATATTTCAATATTAAGCTATACCAATCGGATCCTACTGTCTTTGAATAAAGTAAAGCGTGATATTTTCAAAGACAAGTAAAAATACCTACAGTTAAAGCCGAATATCAAGAAGCATAAGGCTAATAGCCATTTCTTCTTGCCTCACGACAATTTGCTAATATTTTTTATATATATAACGTCTTTAGCCCATTTGTTTGCCGGCAAGACGTTAGGCGCAAAAATAATCTTACTGCTAGTATTTTCAATAGAACGAAAAAAACAAAGATCTATAAGAAAGTTATCAGGATCAGATCCTATATGATAAAAACTACTCATAAAAATAATTTATACCCTTTTATTTCTTATTGCAAGCGCAAATGAGTTGACAAACCATATATTTAAGCCTATATTTTATATAGGTATAAATGAACGAACTATCACGCTTACAAATAGACGTATTTTTGTTTATTAAAAAATGGGTAAATGTAAAAAAAACTCCTGTACCCAGAAAAGAGATTATATTATATATGGAATCAACCGGAATGAAATCATATAGTTGTATAAGCGTATTGAAATTTCTTATTAAAAAGGGGTTTATAAGAGTTGGTTATTCCACTAAACAAAATACCACAGAATACGTTATGATTAGAAATATATAGCATGGCAGATAAATACAAACTAAATCCACGACAAGAGCTATTTTGTAAGCTATATGCTACAGATGAAGAATTTTTTGGAAATGGAGTAGCAAGTTATATTGAAGCTTTTAAGGTAGATCAGAAAAAAAGAAATTGGTATAAATCCGCTTGTGCTAGCTCTTCTCGACTGTTAAGTAATGTTAAGATTTTAGAACGAATCAATACATTATTAGAAAATAATGGACTAAATGACGCTTTTATAGATAAACAATTGCTATTTTTAGCTACACAACACGCAGACTTTGGCGCAAAACTAGGTGCAATAAAAGAATATAACACATTAAAGCAAAGGATTATAAAGAAAATAGATCATACTACAAAAGGACAAAAGCTAGATTTTAAGGTAGTTTCATATAAAGATATTTCAAATGGATGAAAACATTATTCCCTATAATTTTATAGCGAGAAATTATCAAATACCATTTTTGAAAGAAGTAGAAAAAGCAATAGATGGAAAAAGCAATAAAAGATATTTCTATCAAATATGGCATAGAAGATCCGGAAAAGACAAAACAAATATAGCAGACGTATCTCCAAGAAGGCTTATTAAGAATTCTTGTCTTGTCAAATATGTATATCCTACTTTAGTAATGGGAAGAGAGAATCTTTGGGATGGAATAGGAAGCGATGGTTTTAGATATATCGATCATTTTCCATTATTTTTACGAAGTGGATCTCCAAACAATACAACAATGAAAATTCCAATTAGAGGGGGATCATTATTTCAAGTTGGAGGAAGTGATCGTCCAGATTCTTTACGAGGCGGTAATCCAAAATTGATTATTTTTTCAGAATGGGCAGAACAAGATCCGTATGCTTGGGATGTCGTTGAACCAATATTGAAAGAAAATGATGGTATTGCAATTTTTAATACAACTCCAAAAGGAGATAATCACGCAAGAGCTTTATACGAATATGCAAAAGATAATCCATTATGGTATGTTGAAACATTAACCGCTAGAGATACAAAAATATGGACAGAAAAACAATTGGAAGAAATATTAAAAGATATAACAAAGAGGTTTTATACAAATGGTAGAAGCGAAGCTGAAGCACTTGCCTATTTTGAACAAGAATATCTATGTTCCTTCAAAAGTCCGGTAATTGGATCTTATTATGGAGAAGCTATAAGAAGAGCAGAAAAAGAAGGAAGAATTATAAATATTCCAATAAATGAAGGTATTTCCGTAAATACTGCTTGGGACTTAGGAATTGACGATTCAATGACAATATGGTTTTTTCAAACAGTAGGACAACAAATACATATAATTGACTATTATGAAAATTCCGGAGAAGGATTATTCCATTATGCAAAAATTATGCAAGATAAAAAATATTTATATGGAAAACATTATGCGCCACATGATATATCAGTTAGAGAATTAGGAACTGGAAAAAGCAGACTTGAAGTTGCAAAAAGTCTTGGAATAAAGTTTGAAGTAGGACGTAATCTTGGAATAGAAGATGGAATCAATGCCGGAAGAACAATATTTAGTCGTTGTTGGTTTAATAAAGAAAAGACTTTAAGAGGTGTCAATGCGCTAAAAAATTATAGAAAAGAATGGGACGAAAAAAACAAAGTATTTAAGAATAAACCAAAACATGATTGGGCTTCTCATGGTGCAGATGCTTTTAGAACACTTGCAGTAACCTATCAGGGGGATAAAGGTATTAGACTACCACAGTCGGATTTTGGAGGAATTAAGCCATATTTACCAGGAACACTAGCATAATAAATATCAGTTGTCTATAAATAGAATTACAATATATTATTACAACATGGAAAAAAATACTACAGATATTCAATATAATCCAAAATATACAGACGAAATGGAAATGTTAAAAAAGAATCAAGAAGGTGGATTTAATTATCAAGAAAGAAGACATGATCCATGGAAAACAAACTATCAATTATATCGAGATGAGGTCCAATACAACAGACTTATACAAAGACAGACAGTAAATTTGCCTATTATGAAGCAGACTATAAGAACACTTCTAGTTGATGTTGATGATATGCCAGTTTTATATTTTGAAAATTTGGATAACAATGAACAAGCAGAACAATTCAAAAACGAATATTGGAAATATATTGTAGAAGAAAACAAAATGGACTTACAAGACATAGTAGACAAGCGACAAGTATTTCTTTTTGGTAGAAGCTTTGATCAATGGCAAGTAGTAGATGGTAAAGTAAAACAAACAATAATAGATCCACAAGACATATATGTTTCTAGGTATACAGATCCATATAATATACATTCAAGCAGGTTTCTTATACATACTCATATTTTTGTACCATTATCACAATTAGAAAAGAATAAAGATTACGATCAGGAAGAGCTTAAACAATTAAAAAATTGGTTTCAATCAGAAATGGGATTGATTAAAGCAGAAGACAATCAAAGATCGTTAGAGAAAAAAAACGAAGTACTATCAGATCTTGGAGTAACAGACGTAGATAAACCGATACTTGGAGAAACGTATGTAGAAATAACGCTTAATTTTGTATTCAGAAGCGAAGATGAGAAAGAAGAAGAACAAATATATTTATATGTAACGGCAGAATCACGAAGGCGTTTAATGAAAAAACCACTCGAAAAGATTATAGGAGTTACAAGTGATAATTTTTGGCGAACTCATTATCCTTACGCTTCATGGGCGGATGATCTTGAAAAGCGGGATTTTTGGTCCGATTCAATCGGGGATATAGTAAGACAACCTAATCAAATTGTAAACTCTTGGTTTTCACAAATGGTAGAAAATAGAACACTAAAAAACTTTGGAATGAACTATTTTGATTCAACACTTGAAGGATTTACTCCGCAAACTTTTCAACCAGTACCTTGGGGATGGTATGGTATACCAGTACCACAAGGGGGCAGAATTCAAGATATAATACAGCGAGTAGATATACCAGATCTATCAAACACTCTTCCTGATATTCAATTTATTTTACAAATGATGGAAAAAGCGACTGGAGCAACTTCTAATCTACAAGGAGTACAAACACCACAAAAAGTAACACTTGGAGAAGTACAAATAATGCTACAACAGGCAAAAAATAGAGTTAAAGGAATGAGTAAATTTTATACGCAAGCATGGAAAGAAAGAGGATTGCTCTTTCTTAAACTTATAGAAGCTTCATCAGATAAACTAGATGCAGTTAAAATTTATAAACAAGGAAGAAATACAAGACAAATATATGGGAGGCTAGTTGCTCCTAATGATTGGAAAACAAAATCCGGCTATAGATGTAAAGTATGGAGCCAGGATGAAAAAGATACAAGCGATCAAAATGCACTTCAAAAATTAACAGCAGTAAAACAAACATTTATAAATAATAATAAAGTAAACGAAATATTTAACCGTAAAATGTTAGAATTTGCAGGATTAACACCAGAAGAGATAACAGCAATAATGGATGAAGAAACAGCTAAAGCAAAAGCTATTGAGGAAGCTATGAACAATCCGGCAAATATGGGAACATCAGTACAACCGCCACCAGAACAAAATAAACTTATGACACCTGAAGGATTTCCAACACCACAAGAACAATCACAAGTTATTCAATAATTTATATATGGATATGATTGAAGAGTTATTAAAGCCACACGGATTGAAATACGAAGATCTAAATATTTTAGAGCAAGAAACATTAGAAACGTGGATGGGTGCGCTTAGCAAAAAACAATTAACAGTCGAATCTATAAGACAGGCAATATCAAATATGAAAGAAGCAGTCGAACATGAACTTATTTTAGAGCCAGAATTTAATTATATTTTATTATTCAAGATACCAAACCGGAAACAGATCTTCTTAAAAGCAAGATTAAAAAATTATTTATTACTTGAAGCTTTTTTATTATCTCCTGAAAAAGCAAAAAAAGCTCTTGAACAAGCAATTACCGGATTAACTAATAAAAAATAAACATGAAATCATTTAATAATGTATGTTATTGCAAATGCCACGCAGAAACAATGAAACAATGCGTGAAATGTAAGACACTACATATAGCAAAAGAATTACCAGTAACGCATAAAGCCGATAAATATAATCCTAATTTACCGGAAAAGGAGGTCCAATAATAATGCCAAAAGTAAAAAAAACAAAAATAACGATCAAAAAAAATAAAATGCCAAAAAAGAAGCAACTAAAACAAATGAGTTTCCCTTCACTAAATAAAGCATACTGGTACAAAATATA